CACCCCCAACCACCGCACCATCGTCCAGCGCATGCATACCCGCGCTAACAAGCGCAGCCCTATCAGCGTCATCCGCGCGGATGAGCTTGACCATCGGCACTTCATCCCGCGCTCGGCGGCATGGCGGCCGTCTGGTGACTCCTGCGTGGGTGAACGCCTCGCCGCTGTGATGGGCTGGGTGGCCGCCGAAGGCTGGTACCAGGGCACAAGCGTCTGGCTATCACAGTCGCTGGACGTGAATGCTCAGCACGTGATCGAGATTGATGGGCTCATGCCCGCGCCTGCCGTGCGAACGGAGCGCAAGCGCACGTACAAGGGCCGCCCGTGGACCGAGGTAACGTGGAAACTCGGCGCGATGGGTGCACTCGTCCAGAGCACGATGCCAGATAAGCTCCTGCCCTGGTGGCTTACCACATCCACTGAGCCCGAACGCCGCGCCGTCCTCGATGCCTTCATCGCTGGCGATGGCCACCGCAGGCCAGACGGGCGCATAGGCATCTACCAGAAGCACCGGCACAACCTCGACGTGCTCCAGGCAATCGCTGTCACGCTTGGCTACAAGACGACCCTGCGCGAGGGCGGCGGCCGGTTCGTGCTGTACCTGACCGAAGGCGGCCGGTCGGTTACCTTGCGCGGCACGTCCGGTGTCGGCTCGAAGGTGCGCCGCGAGCACTACACCGGCACCGTCTGGTGCCCGACCACGGGGACGGGGACGTTTATCGCCCGGCGCAACGGCTCAGTGTTCGTGACGGGGAACTCGTTCCCGATGGAACTGCCGCGGCGGATCATCTTGGGCTGGTCGCCGCCGGGGGTGTGCGTGGCATGCGGCCAAGGCCGCCGGCCCGTGGGCGTGGCCGACTACGAGCGCATTGACAACCGCACCGGGGCGGACACGCGCTGCTCGGCGCTTGGGGACGGGCGCGGCAACGGGCAACGCCTTGGCAATGTCCGGCGCCTGAACACCATCACCGGCTACGTGTGCGCCTGCACCCCGTACACCGACCACCCCGGCACCGGCAGCAGCGGCGAAGGCTACAACCGTCCCGGTGAAGGCATAGACGCTGGCCGCCGCATCACCTTCCCCGACACACCCGGGCCACCGTCACGGCTCAGCACACGGCCCAAGGTCGGCGGCGGACGCGAGTACCACTTCGACGCCTGGACGCCGCCACCCACCCGCCCCGCTGTCGTCCTCGACCCATTCTCAGGAACGGGCACCGCTCCGCTAGTCGCCTCTGCGCTGGGCCGCATCGGGATAGGCGTGGACAGGTCAGCGGATTACTGCCGCCTAGCCAAGTGGAGAACGACGGATCCGGGTGAGCGGGCAAAGGCGATGGAAGTGCCGAAGCCGCCGCCGCAACTCGACGGTCAGGGCGAACTGTTTGAGGAACTGATGTGATGACTACGGGACAGCCCCTGACGCAGAGCCTCATGCCGCCCGTCCACGATCTGATGACAGCGACGGCAGAGCGCCGTCACATTCTCGCGCCGGTTGTCGGTTGCATCGTCGTTGATGTGGTGCCAGTCCAGCGGCTTGCACTGGCCGCACCGCTCGCATCTGACCGGCTTGACGAACATGCTGTTCGCCTGCCCGCGGCCGACGTGTGGATTCTTAGGCTGCTTCCGCGGCCGGGGCTTCTCGGGCACGCCAAAATGGGCCCGGCTCACAGCCTGCTTGACGTGCTCAGGCCGGACCGTCCCCGCGATCGGGTTGCGGTCGCCCTTGAACCGGCAGGCGAGGCAGTAGGTGGCTTGCGCGCTGACCGGCGTACCGCAGTCGGCACACGCCCGAGAACGCAGGCAATCCCGGCACCTAGACCCCACGCCACGCGGCCGGTCGCTGCGCTTCGGAAACGCATCAAGAGGCTTGTCCAGGCCGCACTTACTGCATCTCGCCGTCATGCGACCAGTCTACCGGAATGCCACCTGACACGCCCATGAACACGCCCTCACCCACAACAGCCCCGCCATCCGCTACATTGGCCCCACGCAATACAGTCGCGCCCGGAGGCAGGCCCCGGTGGACGTCATCGTCACCACCCCCGACACCGACCTGGACGGCGCCATCGTGGAACTGTACGAAGCAGGCGGCCACCTCCACGCCGAGGTCCGCATCCCCGCACCCCATGTGATACGGCACGCGACCTTCCACGACCTGACCCTCGACCCTCATTACACGCCGCCATGGCCTGGTGCCGGCATCCAGTCCGTCCGCCCAGCGGACTAGCCCGTGAAACGCATCAACCGGCCAGACGTCCGCCGCTGCGCCTCCGGCGAGTTACCACCATGCTCCCTCCCGCAGCTACACAGATCCCGCCGCTGACCTGCGTGGTCTGCGGCAAGAAGTTCCCCCACGGCGCAAGCAAGTTGTTCTGCTCCGTCATGTGCTGGCTAAGCAGGTACAGCTGACCATGCGCCCCTGCGGGTGTGACACCGACGTCCTCGTCTTCGGCCACAACTACTGCGTCCAGCAGGCGTGGCCCTACGGCAAGCACCTCACCTGCCAGTGCGACCGGTGCCCCTGCACCACCTGCCACAAGAGGGACGGCTGACCATGCCACGCTGGCTGATCTACCTCATCGCCATCCTCGTCGTCCTCGGCATCCTCATCCTGCTCGCCGAGCACGTCACGTTCCACGTCCACTGACTATGGGCCGCACGCCAGTAGCGGGCAGAAGCGGCCGCCCCTGGCGCCGCAACCGCGCACTCGTCCTCCGCACATCAACCACCTGCTGGCTATGCGGCCACGACGGCGCCGACAGCGCTGACCACCTCGTGCCACGGGCCCTCCTGCTCGCCACCGGTCAGACCCACCTGCTGAACGCCGTCTCCAACCTGGCACCAGCACACCACCAGCCATGCCCCACCTGCGGGCAGCGGTGCAACCGCAAACGTGGGACGGGCCAGCCCAAACGCAGACAGGCCAGCGCGTCGAGGGTGTGGTGAGCCATCCACCATGCAGGGGATGGGGATGGCATGGCCGGCTGACCGGTCACCCTGGGTGGCCAGCCACTTCTGCACACGCTGACTGACGACCACCCCAGCACTGCCGGCCACGTGCCCGCTGTGTGTTCGATTTCAGGGTGGTGACCTGCTTCTTTTCTAGTTCCTGGGGGACGTCCACTCCTACCCCTCCCCTATTTTGCGGGCAGACCTGATCGGGGGGGGCATGTGACAACGCGCAGGCGGCGCGGCCGGGTTGAACTCGCGATCGCGCGGAGTTTGCGGGAGATCGGTGAGCTTCCCCGCGGTTTGGGTGGCCTGGCGGAGGCTGCGCTGACTTTGGCGAAGGCTCTGGATGATGGCGCTGGCCTATCGACGGCTGCCGTGGCCCGTGAGCTGCGGGCGACGTTGACGGAACTGGCGAAGGGTGGTGGGCGCGACGACGGCCCCGACCCGATCGAGGAACTGGTCCGCCAGCTCTCAGCGCCGCTGCCCGCCGAGGTGGGCGACTCCGAGGAGGGTTGACCGGCCGACGCTGGGTGGCCGGGCCGCGGCTGTGGCGCAGCAGTTGGGGACGCCGTTTATGCCGTGGCAGCGGCAGGTCGCGGATGTGGCGCTTGAGGTGGACCCGGTGACGGGGCGGCTGGCGTATCGCGAGGTGACGCTGACGGTGCCGCGGCAGTCGGGGAAGACGACGCTGATCCTCGCCCTGGCGGTGCACCGGGCGCTGGCGCTGGGCCCGGCGCGGATCGTGTATACGGCTCAGACGCGGCTGGACGCGCGGAAGAAGTGGGAGGATGACCAGCTCCCGATCCTGGCGAATTCGCCGTTTGGGCCGCCGCTTGATGAGGGTGGCCGGTTCTACCGGGTGCGGAAGACGACCGGCAACGAGTCGGTGATCTTCGCCAATGGCTCCCATTACGGGATCATGTCGGTGACGAAGAAGTCTGGTCACGGGCCGACGGTGGATGTGGCGTTCATCGATGAGGCGTTCGCGCAGGAAGACGCGCGGCTGGAGCAGGCGACGAAGCCGTCGATGATCACCCGTGAGCAGCCGCAGATGTGGATCGTGTCCACTGCGGGTGACGATTCGTCGCTGTTCCTGCGGGAGAAGGTAGACGCTGGCCGCGCCCGCGCGGAGGCGGGTGCGACGTCGGGCGCGGCGTACTTCGACTGGTCAGCGCCCGATAAGGCTGACCCGGCGGATGAAGAGACTTGGTGGGCGTGCATGCCTGCGCTCGGCCGGACGGTGAGTGTTGAGGCGATGCGCGCGGATTTCGCGTCGATGCCGTTGCGGGAGTTCCGCCGGGCGTACCTGAATCAGTGGCTGGATACGATCCCGGATGAGTGGCTGGTGATTCCGCGGGAGTCGTGGGAGGCGCTGCGCGCGGATCCGGTCGCGCATGGCGAGGTGTCGCTGGCGGTGGACGCGGCGCCGCGGAAGATCGCGGGGACGATCGCGGCGGCGTGGCGCCGCCCGGACGGGTGCATGGATGTGGAGATCATCGAGCACCGGGGCGGGGTGTCGTGGCTTCCGAAGCGGCTGGCGGAGATTGTGCAGGCTCACCGGCCGATCGCGACGGTGATTGACCCGGCTAGCCCGGCGGGGTCGATGATCGATGAGATCGAGTCGCTGGGTGTTGAGGTGACGAAGCCGACGATGCGTGAGGTCGCGCAGGGGTGCGGCCGGTTCTTCAACATGGTGATGGATTCGCGGACGCTGCGCCACGGCGGCGACCCGGACCTGACCGCCGCGGTCGCTGGGGCTGTGCGGCGGGATCTGGGTGATGCGTGGGCGTGGGCCCGGAAGGCGACCAACATCGATATCAGCCCGCTGGTGGGTGTGACGCTGGCGGCGTGGGCGCATGACCGGTACGCCACCCGCAAGGCCCCCTACAACATCTTGAGGAGCGTCGGGTGACCACGATTCAGCTGCCGGTCGCGGAGATCACCGCGCAAGCCCGCCAGGTCCGCCCCGCCGCTGCGGCGGTGAACCTCGCCGCGTTCCTGCTGATCTGGGTGGGGCGTCTCCTCGGCTATGCGTGGCTGATCCCGGTGTGGTGTTTCCTGGCGGTGCGCACCGGGTGGCATGACGTGCATCCGAAGGTGAGTAGTGAAGTCCGCCCAGCGGGTTAACACGGCGCTGACGGAACGCCGCGCCCTCGGCGGGGTGCCGTGGCGCCCGTGGGATAGTCCCCTGTTCCGCTTCGACGCCGGCGGCCCCCTGCACCCGTCGCGGTCCGGTGTCAGCGGCCAGGATGGTGCGCTGCGCCTCGCCCCCGTCTATGCGTGTGTGCGGATCATCGCCGAAGGTGTCGCGAAACTGCCGGTCAACCAGTACCGCGACACCGGCAGCCGCCCTATCAAACTGCCGCCGGGGCAGTTGCTGGCGAAACCGTCGGCGTATCTGCGGCCGTTCGACTGGAAGGTCGTCGGCCTCACGTCGGCGCTGCTCCACGGCATGGGTTACGGATACATAACGGCCCGCGACGGCTACGGCTACCCGACATCGGTGGAGTGGCTTCCGCCGGCGCTGATGCAGGTGATCGACTCGCAGCCGTTCAACCCGGCCGCGGCACGGTTCTTCTACGCCGGCCGGCCGGTTGCACGCGATGACCTGTGGATCGTCCGCGGCCTGTCCGTCGCCGGGCAGACCGAGGCGATCTCGCCGCTGCGCGCGTTCCAGATGCTGATCGAAGCCGGCCACGAGGCCCTCGCGTACGGGTCGGACTGGTACAAGTCGGGCGGGTTCCCGCCGGGGACGTTCCAGAACACCGCATATGAGGTGGAAGACGAGCAGTCGGCGGAGATCAAGGCGAAGCTCGTCAGGGCGCAGCGGCGGCGTGAACCGCTGGTGTTCGGCCGCGACTGGACGTACACACCGATCACGGTGCCGCCGGATCAGGCGCAGTTCATCAACGCGCAGCAGCTGACCGCGACGCAGGTCGCCGCCGTGTACGGCGTCCCGCCGGAACGGGTCAGCGGCAGCCGCGGCGACAACCTGCACTATTCCTCGGATGAGCAGTCGTCTATTTCGCTGATCACCGAGACGCTCGACCCGTGGCTCGTCAGGTTTGAGGAGGCGTTCGGCGAGTCGCTGCCGGCGGCGCAGTACGCCCAGTTCGATCGCGACGCCCGGATCCGCCACGACATCACGACGCGGTACAACGTGTACCGGACGGCGCGGGACATCGGCACGCTGAACGTGAACGAGGTCCGCGAGTTCGAAGGTAAGGAGCCGCTGCCGAAGCCGACCGACCCGACTGACTATGACGGGGCGGATTTCACGCCGCTGCAGATTCAGGTGGCGGCGGCGCGTGGCCTGAAGGAAGAGCTCGGGGTGGGTGCCAGCGGGGTGGAGCTGAACCCGCAGCAGGCGAAGACGCCGGCGCCGGCTGCCCCGCCGGTGGCCCCGGTGAAGCCGGCGCCGGTCCCGGCAGCGAACG